TGCCATTTTTTCCTTTCTTTTTATTTAAAAATTCTTAAGCTTTAAATATATTATATCATATATCATCATAAGCGTAAAGATGTAACTCTATAACGCACATCTTTTCTAAGCTTACAAAATTAGCCCCATGGTTGTGCGTTATCCATGGGGCTTCTTGATTTTACAAATGAGATTTTTGCGAACGGGGTTTTGCAGAAATTTCAAAGTTAAATCAAGGTTTGAATTTCGAAAAAGAAAACGGCCAAGAAAGTAATGAATAGTGGCGACAGATAACATTTTCGAAAATCAAAAATAATAAAATTAAGGAGATAAAATGCACGCAAAAACAACAAAATTTAAAAAAATAATATTCTTTATGATTGTCGGACTGGTAGCTCTTGCTTGGTTTGGTTCAGAATATCGATGGCAAAAATATCGAAATTATGAAAAAGAACACAACTGTGAATGGCAAATGATCAATGAAATGGAGATTTGTAAATAATGTCAGAAGCAGTTATTACTACAGAAAAAGATGCAAATAAAATAGCGAATAAAAAACGTCGTAAATTATATGGTGAAGTCGTGCCATATGCGAACGGTCTTTTCGAAGGAGATTTAACCGCCGCTTCCAAAGAGCGAATGCTTGCCTCAATCCATATATCGATACTCGGACTAACTAAGACAAAACAAGCTCGACCGATTGAAGATTTAAAACGATTTATGATCATCTCAAGCCAGTTTGGAGTTAATCCGTTCAAGAATGAGATTTATGCAACTTATGTCTGGAACTCTTCAACTGAGCGCGAAGAGCTTACGCCGATTATATCAATTCACGGTCTTCGAAAACTCGCTCGAAGAGGTGGTAAATATTCTCACACTGGAACTGCTGCAATTTCAAAAAACGCTGAAGGAAAACTCGAAAGTGTGACAGTGCCAGTTTTTGGTCTTATAAATGGTGAGATTCAAGAATTTACACGCTACACTGCCTTCTACGATGAATTTGTTCGCACTAATAAAAATGGTGAGCCAATTTCCAACTGGGCAAAAATGCCAATTGTAATGCTTACGAAATGTGCTGAAGCAAATGCAATTCGCCAAGCGTTCGATATTTCTGGAATCTACATCGAAGAAGAAATTTCGCGCGAAGATGAACAAATTATTAACCAAACCGAGGAGAAAATCAATGAATAGAGTTGATCACTTAAGCTACTCTGCTCTTGTAACCTTTCTACGAAATCAGGTTGAATTTCAAAAGCGTTACATTGCGAAAGTCTACGATAATCCTTCGAGCCCATCAATGGTGGTCGGTAAAGCTTTTCACAAAGCACTTGAAATTTACTATAAGGGCGGAACTTTTGACGAAGCTGCAGCGGCTGGGCTTGATGAAATAAATTCAACCAGCGATTACGAAATAGATTATGGCAAAACTGGTAGTCGTGAAAAAATGATTAAAGAATTTAACGATTCACTCAATATTTATTTTGAAGAAGCACCAAAATTCGAAGTTATCGATGCTGAAAAACGGCTCGAAGCTGAGATTTCGAAAGTTCCAATGGTTGGAATTATCGACCTAATTATTAAAGGCTCGAGCGAAGATAAAATTAAGCTTAAAGACTACAAAACAGTTTCATTTTACTCTTCTGCTACTAATGATCCACTTGATCCGGAGTATCAGGAGAACTACAAATATCTACTTCAGGGCTCAATTTATCTAGTTTTGGCTGAAAAAGTTCTCAAAAAAGAAATTGAAAGTGTCGGGTTTATTGAGATTAAGAAGACTAAAAATCGAGATGGTTCGCCACAAATTCGCGAGTTCGAATATTCTCGAAATGATCTGCTTGAGTTCTTACCAACTACCGAAAAACTCATCACGAACGTTTTCGACTATGTTAACAACGACAATGCTAAATTCTTCCCTAACCCGAGCGATATTTTAAACGGACAAGAATCAATGGAAGTTCTTGCGAATATCGAAACTGGCTTTGATAAAGCTAAGATTAAGCGCAAGATGAACGTTGCGGAAAAATTCAGTGAGAAGAATACAACCGTTGATTTGCTCGAAACCGAAGGCGAAACTAACGAGAATTTGATTATTAAAAAGTTCTTGGAGTTCGGAATTGGCGGCGCAATCGGCGAAACCTTCACTGGTGCAAGCGTGATTCGCTACACTTTCCGGCCAAATCGTGGGGTTGCAATGAAAAATATTGGCTCACGCGCTGATGACTTAGCAATCGCTCTTCAAGCAAAATCGGTTCGTGTGCTTGCGCCAATCTACGGCACGAACCTAATCGGCGTAGAAATTCCAAACCCTGAACGAAAGGTTCTAGATTTCGACGATTCTCTGCTTAAAAAAGGCACGTTCGAAATTCCGCTCGGTCAAGATATTTTTGGTGAAAATCACTATGGTGATTTAACCAAAATGCCGCATCTATTAATTGCTGGGCAAACTGGCTCGGGCAAATCGGTGATGCTAAATGTAATTCTCGAATCCCTAACTAAACAGCTTTCGACAGATGAGCTAAAGCTTGTGCTGATCGATCCAAAGCAAGTTGAACTCGGATTTTATGAAGACAGTGAACATTTATTGAAACCGATTATCACCAACCCAATTCATGCACAAGAAACACTTGCGGATTTAGTGGAAGTAATGGAATCTCGCTATAAAACTTTACGAAAAGCTGGTGTGAGAAAGATCGAAGATTACAAAGGCAAAATGCCGCGAATCGTTTGCGTAATTGATGAATTCGCAGATCTGATGATGACATCTGGTAATAAGCGCGAAGAATTTAAATTGAATATTAAAGCTATGATCGAAACGATTCTACATTTTAATAAAGATTTTGATTTATCAGAAGTAAAATCACTGGAAGATCTGAAAATTAACCCAAGAATGTCAGAGCTTGAAAAAGAAACGATTAAGGAACAGAAAAAAGCAATGAAAGAGCTCGAAAAAGCAATCCTTGAAGCTTCAGATCTAGGAATACCAAGTGCAGAAAGCTCAATTATCCGAATTGCACAAAAAGCTCGAGCGGTAGGAATTCACTTGATTCTCGCAACTCAGCGACCTTCTGCCGATGTTGTAACAGGTTTAATCAAGGCGAATATTCCGACAAAGATTGCCTTCAGTGTAACCAACTCAATTAACAGTAAGATTATTCTCGACGAAACTGGCGCAGAAATGCTCACCGGAAACGGCGATATGCTTTATCAAGATCCACGAGCTAATCATCTTGAACGACTACAAGGATTCTATCTATGACAAAACCTGAATATTTATTAATTAAACAACTAGCGTATCAATTTTATAAAGAAAATCATTCAGCGAAAGCGTGGGCGGATTACGTCGCCGCCTATCGCTCAAAGCTGATAGAAATGAAAGATGAACGCCAAGTAGCAGAAGTCTTCGAAGAGTTCGAAATCGACGAAATACGAGAATTTGTGACTAAGTATTATGAAAAAATGCCGTCTCAAACGCGGCAAGAAATTAAAAAAGTCATTGCAGCTCGTGTGCAAAGAATGACACAAAATCGCCAACGAACATTTTTTACAAAGGATTAAAAATGAATTTCAGAACAGTAATTAATCAAATTTTTAATAAATATTCAACTGCAGATATCGCAGAGTTAAAAGAAATTTTCAGTTCAAAACTCGCTCTCCCTTTAAAAGCGGAAATGCTGCAATATGTAATGGATTGTGAAGATCGGCAAATTTGTGAAGATTTCTTGCGAAGGAACAGCAAAAAATTAATAAAGGAGTTAAGCTATGAATTTTGACCAAAAATTAATCCGTGACTTTCTGGAAAATATTATTTTAGAAAATCGCAATCTTTACGAAGATGGTTTTGAAGATATGGATTTTGACGAATTTTGCAGATATTACGAAATTGGTAATGGCCTTGCCGAAAAGATGGATATTAAAGACTTTCCTTTCGAAGATTGGCAAAACGACTATTTTAATGAGTATCTCAAAGAATGTAAAGAGAATAGTATAGAGCGTTCACAGCAGTTTGATGATTATCGACGAGCAGTAGGATTTTAAAAAATAAGTTTAGCCTTCCAATGGGCACAGGTTTCGCAAGTGGTTTAGAGCTGCAGAAAAAAGTCGAGCACCTCCTTATTAGTAGCTCGCCGCGATTATTTCGTGGTTATGAGCCTTGTGTCCGTTGGAGGGCTGAAATCTAAAAGGAAGAATTATGAAAATTTTAATTAATAGTGTTTCTAGAGTAGTTAAAATTAAAGTTAATATTATTTCGCCAGAATGGCAAAGATACGAGGAACTAAGGTATGTTAATGAGAAAAACTGAAGAAAATCTGCACCTTAAAATTTGCGACTACCTTCGCAAAAACTATCCTGACGTGTTGTTTCGCACAGATTTCTCAAGCGGGATGAAAATGAGCCCAGGCCAAGCGGCGAAACACAAGAAATTTCAAAAATCACGAGCTTGGCCAGATCTGTTTATCGCTGAAAGTAATACCTTAGCGAGCGGTCTATTTCTCGAAATTAAAGCTGAAAATGTTATTGTTTTCAAGAAGAATGGCGAAATTAGACAGAATAAACACTTGATTGAACAAGATAAAATGCTTAAAGAATTAAGTAAAAAAGGCTATCGTGCAAGATTCGTGATTGGATATGAACAAGCAATTTTTGAAATTCAGCAATATCTTGGCGAACCAAAACCAAAGAAAGTCGAATTTTAATAATTAAAAATGAAAGGATAAACTATGAACCAACCTGATATTCAGCATTTAATTATGCAAGATCTGAAATTCAAAATGTCAGCGTGGCGGACAATTGCATTTGCCACAGCTATAGCCTTTGGCATTTTATTAGGATTATTTATCGGCTCAGAAGCTGAACTCAAAAGCACTAAAGCTAAGCTAAACAACACTACGGTTAATTGCCAAAAGTAAATTAAAGGAGAAATATGAGTAATAAAACTAAAGCATCACTACTAAATGCAGCTGGAATTATTGGCGTAATATTAGCTATCATACTAATAACCACTGGAGTTATTTCATCAGCTAGAAACCGCGCGATTTCGCTCGAAGAATCAGTTAAAACTTCCCTTTCTAATATCTCAAAGGAAGAACAGCGCCGAGTTGATTTGTTTAACAACATAGTAGATGCCGTAAAAAGCTATAATAAGTTCGAAGAAAGCACTTTAGCTAAAATCACCGAAGCACGAGCTCAAGCTAATAGTGGTAAAATCGAAAATGCTCAACTAACGATTCAATCGATTGTTGAAAATTATCCGCAATTAAAATCGCAAGAAAATTATAAAACTGCACAGCTCGAATTTAGTATTACAGAAAATCGCTTAGCAAGTTATCGTGAACAATATAATAACGAGATCAAGGAATATAATAAAAATGTTCGTTCCTTCCCTACTAACGTCTGGTTGGGACTATCTGGCTATGAAACACAGAAATTTGAATATCTTGATTATAAAGTAGATAATTCAAAAGCAAGGAATCTCTTCGATGATAAGCGATAGACATCGCATATCACTTGGAATATTTATTGGAGCAGTCGCTATCTTCGGCTGCTTCATCCTAAGAAATATATTTATCGATCATGCTAA